GATATCAAAAAATCTATGAAAGAGGGAAAGAACTGGATTCAGAAAGCTGAAAAGACTATGAGAAAGGACAAGCCTTGTACAGGTGATAAGTTCGGTAGTGAAACATGTCCTCCAGGTAGCAAGAGATATAATCTTGCTAAGACATTCCGTAAGATGGCAAAGGAACATCATCAAAAAGATGCTAATGGTAAAGTCATAGAGCATGGTGATGGAACACCTAGTTCTGTAGATGAAGCAAAGGTAGAAAAGGGTTACATATCAAATCTTTCAAAAGCACAAGCAAGAAACGAAAGAAGATTTGGTAAAAAAGGTAGTACAACTCCTCAAGGATACTTTGGTCAGAAACCATCACAGGCAGCAGAACTTTCAGCAAAGAGAACTGCTGAACATAAAGCAAGACGTGGAGTCAAAGAAGAAGTCATTTCTGAAAGACAAAAGGATAGTGAAGGACAAAGGTTAAGTCAAGAACGTGGTCGTTCTAACTATGGTAAAGCATCTGTCAGAAACGTAAGACACACAGGTACAGGTGGCAATGCTGCTGATCCTGCTGAAAGACTTGTGGCAATGGACGCAAGACATAAGGCACACAAAGAAAAACGTGGTGTAAAAACCAAAGGTGTGAAAGAAGATTATTACGGAGGAACAGGTGAAAAGGTTGTTGCCAGAACCAAAAAGTGGATGGATAAGAAGGGGCAAAAAGGTGCTCCTGGTTTAGATGCCATGAAAGCCCGTACTGCTGAACATAAAGCAAAGCGTGGTGTGAAAGAAGAAGTTGTAGGCGAAGGCAAGAAAAAAGGTCTTGACGGTAAGGAGTGTTGGGACGGATACAAACTTGCTGGTACTAAAAAGAAAGGTGGTAAGACAGTTGATAACTGTGTGAAAGTTAAAGAAGAAGTTGTTACTGAACTTAAGAGTACAACTCTTTTAAGTTACAGTAATAAAGCAGCAAATGAGTTGGCTTTTAAGGGTGATGGTAGTAAAAAGGCACAGAAGAGAGCTACAGGAGTTAAACGTGCAGCAGGACAGTTGACGATGAAGGCGATTAATAAGGAAGAAGTTGTTACTGAATTGAATCGTTATGGTAAGGAAACTGGTAAGGCAACTGGTTCTATTAATAAAAGAGCAGGTACTCCAGTTAAAAAAGGTGGTGATACTAGTGACAAAGCACTTACTTATGTCAGGAATATGATTCGTAAGGAAACTGGTAAACCTGAAGGTCAACGCAAGAAGATTAAAGGTGAAAAAGGTAGAGCTCAGTATGGTGACAGAAGGGGTAAACCAGCAGATACGATTGCAAAACGTCGTCAAGTAAGGGCAGATGCTGAAAGATTGATGAGGGATACAAGTGGAACATGAAAACATTTGATCAATTCATAGAGGAAGGTAAGAAAAAAGGTCTTTGGGATAATATCCATGCTAAAAGAAAGCGTGGTGAGAAACCAGCAAAACCTGGTGATAAAGATTATCCAAAAACACTTAACGTAGAAGGTGCTGCTTGGACAAAAAAGTCTGGTAAGAATCCTGAAGGTGGTTTAAATGAGAAAGGTAGGAAGTCTTACGAACGTGAGAATCCTGGTTCTGATTTAAAAGCACCACAACCAGAAGGTGGTTCTAGAAAGAAATCATTCTGTGCTCGTATGGGTGGAATGAAAAAGAAATTAACTAGTTCAAAGACTGCCAATGATCCTGATTCTAGAATCAATAAAGCGTTGAGGAAGTGGAAATGTTGAATGAAGTAGCACCTCCTGGTTTTGGTCACACTAAAGGTGACAAAGAGAAAGGAGTAAAAAAAGGTGGAACAGCAGCTGCTTTTGATCGTGCCCGTAAAGAGGGTAGGTTTAAAGGTAGTAAATCTGATATGTTTGCTATAATGTGGTCACAAAAGAATAAAGGTGACAAACCACATTATAAACCTGGTACTAATAAGAAGTATAAGAAGTATCAAGAAGAGGAAGCAACTTATAAAACTAGGGATAAGGAACTGAAGAAAACTAGTGGTGCAAGAAAACAAAGATATAATGATTTGCATAAGAGAACTGGTAATAATAACGTTGATGTAAATGAAACTCTTGACAATTTAAAAGAAAAGAACTATAGTGAGTGTCCAAAGAAAGATAAAGCACCTGATTTTGATGCTAAGAAAGAACTGAAGAATAAATATCCTAAAGCTGTTGAAGAATCTCAAACTCGTTATTACAAAGATGACCTCAAAAAAGGAAAAAAATCATTTTCAGATTTTTACAAGCAAGCCAAACTTGAAAAATCTAAAAAACAATCTGAAAAAGTTTATAGAGACACCAAAAGACATGGCATTAAATTTAGCGATGCAAAGGGGTCTGGACGTATCAGGGGTGGAAAAAAATACTACGACTAAACAAAATAGGGACGATTGGTTTGAGACTCCTAAAAAAGAACCTAAAATAAAATTTAGTTATGATGGTTGTTATAACTATAACAAACTCAAGGAGGAAGGATTAGTGGACGAATCACCTAAGAAAGAAGAAAAAACTATACATCAGAAGATGTATGAGATTGCTACGTCTAAGTACAATCCTTTTTCTGTAGGTGGATCAGAAAAGATTCACGACTTTGATTCTTCAGGAGGATCAGAAAAGATTCATGGAACTGAATGACGAAAATATAATAGAAGTTTTACAAGAGTTACTACCATATATTGAAGCAGATGGTGGTTGGTTAGAGTATGTTGAGACGGAAGATGGATATGTTAAGGTAAGATTAGGTGGTGCGTGTGAGACATGTGCTATGAGCACTATGACATTGAAGCATGGTATTGAAAAGAAATTGATGATGGAAATACCAGATGTTAAGGGAGTTATTCAAGTTTTATAAAAAAAGTTGCTATATACATTAGCTATTAATTAAGATAATGTTTTCCTTTTTACTTCCAATTGCAACAAAAATTATATCTGATGCTGTAAATAAAATTCCAGAGAATGAGGAATTAGGTGAAAAACTTATTGAGATATGTATCATTATCTTAGGTAAAGCAGTTAAACTTACCAAAACTGATATGGATGATAAACTTCTCGCACAGGTAGAGAAGGCGATCAAAGCTAGGTAAGTCTGGAGATATATAAATATCTTTAGAAAAAGACTTTAACGGGTAAAAAAACATGGCTCTTTGGGGAAAGAATGATAACCTAGAATCAGCTGGAACCGTTTCCTTAAATTACACTACAAGAGTAGTGACTGGCTCAGGGACCACTTTTGGTACCGTTGGGTTTGGTACTGTTGGACAGGTAATAAGGTTTGGTTCACGTGGTGGTGGAGGTACTTACTTTGGTGATGCAGTAATTGAATCAGTTAGTAGTGCTACTAACTGTAAGATAGTTACAACAGACGGACTTACTGGTGCTGCTATTGCAGGAACTAGTTACTATCTGTCAGAACTTCCAAAATATGTTGACACTGACAAAGAATGGAGTCAGGCACATGACAGCACTAATGGTTCTTATAAAACTAATGTACGTGCAAGGGCACTTGCTACCACAGGTATTGGTGGAAGTGTTATCGCAGTAAACACACTAGGTGATGCTGCTGATGTTAGTGCTGCAGGAAACGATGCTCTATTAAATGGTGGTGCAAATATCACTGTTGTTGGTATTAAGACTGGTGTAGCAGATTCAGGACACGGTACTGCTGCTGGAGTAGGAACGATCTTTGTTACAGCACCTCCAGGAGTAGCAGTTGGAGATTTTGTTTATGATGGTTTAGGATATGGTACTGACTATGGTAGAAAAATGATTTCTGCTATTGGTTCAACTACTGTTACAACTGGTGGTGGAGATCCTGGAGTTTCATCATTCCAAGCTGCTATTACTACAGGAAAGGGTATTACTTTCTGGAGTGAGAACATAATAAGTCTAGCAAGTGGTGTTACTGCTGAAGTTACAAGTGGAACTGATATAGACTTTAATAGATATTCTGGTGGATACGATAGAGTTATCTACGGTGTTTCTACTACAGATTCTCAATTATTTGATGGTGCTACTGGAGAGTACAGAACCGAAGGTTCTGGATGGGTAGGTGTTACTACATTCGTTGATTGCCACGGTAACTTAAGAGTTAAGAAAGAAACTTTAGTTGCTGTCGGAGGAGACTCTGGTATTACAACTGGTACACACGGTATCGGATATCCAACCCCTGTATAATTTGTTCTAATATGATATGAAGTTTGCTGAATTGAATGGGAGCAACTATATGCTCTTCGCTATAAAATTTTACGACAATCCGCAAGCATTAACTAAAGAAGACTTTGAAGATGACCTCAAACGTATCAAGTATATTAAGAGGTTATTGAAACGGTATAAGAATACGGGTGAACTCAAAGTTCACCTTATCCTTAACCATCTTACTGTGCTTTTTAATGTTTTTAATGATGCTGCTGTTCCTTTGTTATTCTATAACTTAGAGGAAGATTTATGGCCTTGTTTGAAAAGTTTTCTAATATTTTTAAATAGGATTTCAGAATATCCCCAAACTGAAATCAGTGATATTGATACAGATCCTGATTGCTTAACCCAGTTAAAATCACTATAATGGATATTAATAAAGTCATTAAGAAGGTTCGTGATCTCAGAGAAGAGATGATGACAACTCAGAGCACTCCTGGAAAACCAGGATTTAGTAGTGCAGCACCAGCAGCAGGCCCAACTGCTGGTTTTGATCCTGTTATGGGTATGGTAAAGAGGAAGAAGTATCTGTCTCTAGGGCCAGGTTCTAGAAAGAGATGGATGCAAAAGAAAAATGAGACCTAATGAAGTTATATTAGAACGACTGGAGAGAGTCATAGAGACTCTTCAGGAAAACAACCAGAAAATGGGACAGATGCTTGCTGTCCATGATGAAAAATTAGACAAACAGGATAGGATAGATGCGGTATTATTCGAGAAAGTGGAATCGGTTCACAGAGAAGTTAATCGTCAGGCTGAGGACATTAAGAAGGGGTGTGAGAGAGATATTCGCAAGGTAGATGAAAGACTTCGCATCATGGAGAAGAAAATGTGGAGTATTTTTGGTGCATTAAGTATAATAAGTTTCCTAGTTAGTCCTGTTGGACAAAGAATTGTGGGTGGTGCATTGACACCAGCAGTAGAATCGAGTATAATAGAAAAAGTACAGTAAACCCTTTATAATGGATTTGGTTGATTCCAAATATATTGGATTAGTTTCATCACGTTTGAAGAAATTCAAGAGGGTTAAAGCGGATTTATACAATTTTCGCTGTCCTATATGTGGAGATTCTCAAAAGCATAAGAACAAGGCTAGAGGATATTTCTATCAGGTAAAGAACAATACCAACTTTAAGTGCCACAACTGTGGTGCTTCTTTGTCTTTAAACAACTTTCTAAAACAAATAGACAATGTATTGCATAAACAATATATTTTAGAAAAGTTTAAAGAAGGTCACACTGGTAAAAACTTTGTAGTTGAAGAACCAAAGTTTGATTTCAAAAAACCAGAGTTTAAAAGTAAGATTGATTTACCTTTATGTTCTGAAGTAAAGGTTGCTAGAGACTATTTACAGTCACGTAAAATAGATCCTAGCAACTTTTATTATGCTGAAAAGTTTAAAGAGTTTACAAACTCTCATAAAAAAACTTTTACATCAACAGCACATGATGAACCTAGAATTATCATTCCGTTACATTTCAATAAGCAATTGATAGGGTTTCAAGGTAGATCATTAAGGTCAACTTCTAACGGCTATAAATATATTACTATCATGTTAGATGATGAATCACCAAAGATTTATGGACTTGATAACATCAACAAAAAGCATACCATTTATGTGGTTGAAGGACCGTTTGACAGCACATTCGTCAAGAATAGTGTCGCTTTTTGTGGGAGTGACGGTAATGTGGCACATCTTGAAGGAAGCAGTATCGTATACGTATACGATAATGAACCACGTAATAAGGAGATTGTTGAAAAAATCTCAGGGTGTGTAACAAAAGGTGAACAGATAGTTATATGGCCTAATAATATTATTCAAAAGGACATAAATGATATGTTTCTTGCGGGTCATGATATTATGAGAGTGTTAGAATCAAATACCTATTCAGGTTTAGAAGCAAACATTAAATTTAACCACTGGAAGAAAGTATGAGTAACGGAACTAAAGTAGTCAAAAGAAATGGTTCAATCGAACCACTTAACTTAGAGAAAATGCATGGCATGGTAGAACAGGCATGTGAAGGAATAGCAGGTGTATCTGCTAGTCAAGTAGAAATACAATCAGGTATTCAGTTCTATGATGGTATTTCTACGGGTGAAATACAAGAAATCTTAATCAAATCTGCCAGTGATTTGATTGACTTAGATCATCCAAACTACCAGTTTGTTGCAGCACGTTTACTTTTATTCTCTTTACGTAAGAGTCTTTATGGACGTATGCATGAGATTCCTACAGTAAAGGAACAGGTTATAAAATGTGTTGAAAAGAATGTATATGATTCTGAACTTCTTAAATTATATTCTGATGAAGAATATGAGAAACTTGAATCCTTTATAGATCATGAACGTGACTATTTGTTTACATACGCAGGACTACGACAAGTAGTTGATAAGTACTTAGTACAGGACAGGAGTGATGGTTCGGTTTATGAATCACCACAGTTCATGTACTTGCTCATAGCAGCAACAATTTTTTCTAAATATCCACAAGAAACGAGGTTAGATTATGTCAGAAAATACTACGACGCAATCAGTAAGCACAGAATCAACATCCCAACGCCGATCATGGCGGGGGTACGGA